TTTTTAACATCATCAATTAGGTTTCCTTCTTTATCTTTGTCCAGCTCATTGACCATACAGAAATAATCCGGTACGTCATAATCAATGTCCGGATTAAGGATCTTTTCTACCAGTGGGTATTCCACTCTGTAACACGGTCCCCCGAAGTTTGTCCCGGCGGTAGTGATGATAAACAGCAGCGGCTGTTTTCTGGCCATCATACCGGTGTCTATGACATCTAATATTTCGGACGTCGGATGCGCGTGATACTCGTCAATCAGACCGCACTGCGGATTGAGACCGTCCCCGGTCTTTCCGTCATCTTTTGACAGCGCCCGGATAATCGAATCGCTTTTCAGATGTCGGATGGTACCATAACTTTCTTTCCACTTTCCTTTCATCTCTGGCCATCGCCTAAGCATTGCCAAGATCTCATTGTAAATGATTTTTGACTGGATGCTTTTCGTAGCTCCGATGTAGACTTCTGACATCGGCTCCCCCAGGGCCATCATTTCATAGTCACCGACTATGGCGAGTGATTGTGATTTCGCATTTTTCCTCCCGACCTGCCAATATGCTTTTTTAAAACGTCTAAGCCCCGTATCTTTATTGACCCACCCATAGATGTTTCCGAAGATAAACCGCCGGATAGGCTCAAAAATAATAGGCTGCCCGGCTAAGATTCCTTTTGTATGCTTATGCATAGCTGCCCACGCAAAAAATCGCTCCGCTTTTTCTTCATCAAATACATACGGAAATTTCTTCGTACCCGCCATTTCTATATCCCGCAAAAAACGCATACATGCCCATCTGTGCTTTTGACATATATGCGTTTTGTCTTTTATGCATTTCTTACTATACTTGATCAGTTCTTGTTTCAGCGTCATACATCAAAACCCCTTTTACTTAGCGGGTCTTCATCTTTCTTTTCTGGCTCTTTCGGTACATTTTTTACTTTTGCAAGCGGTGACAAAAATAATCTGTCTTCCATTTGTACGAGTGCCGCCATTTTCGCGTTAATTGCTTTATCCATCGCCATTATGCCGCCGGTAGATAAGATATACTCTATTTTTTCATAGAGTTTGGCGGCCTTGCGTTGACTGTACTCTACTTCAAGAGTTTCCTGCGTTGCCGTCGTTTCTTCACCGGTTAATTCTATTCGGGCGATCATGTCTCGGCGTTCTATCAAATCTATGTACTGCGCAAACGCCATACAGTATCTTGAAATCATTCCGATGTCTGCCGAAGAAACGAACTTGAAACCGGTGTAAAGTTTCTTGATTTCTTTCCATTTTTTGTACGCTTCTTTGTTAGATTTTACATAAGCTGGGCATACTAATTTCTGTTCGCCCAAGTGTATTTCTGATTTTTTTCTGTGTTCGATTTCCGCCTTCGTCAAGTGACTCGGATTGCCTGAAACTATATGCAAATCGATAGGTTTTGCCGGACGCCCAGCCATGCTATTCCTCCTTTCTTTTTAGCGTTGCTATTTGCGCATAATTGACATTTCATCGCATGAGTTTAATGTAAGGTCCATTTCCCGAACTTTTTTCACAAAAGAGGAGGCGCACGGTACTGTCGTTGCCGGTCAAAACATTTTTGACCCGGGGGTGGTCTGTCAAGCTTTAATTTTATTTCCGAATCCGCCGTTTTCTCTCGCTGTTTTCTTATCGTGACATCTTTTGTTCATCGCCTGCCAGTTGCTTTCATCCCAAAAAAGGTCCTGATTGCCTCGATGTGGAACGATATGATCAACGACATTAGCCGGCAGCGGATGTCCTGATGCTTTACACTCAGGGCACTCACAGACAGGATGCTGCGCCAGAAATACTTTGCGTGCCTTCGTCCACTTGTAATTGTATCCCCGTTTAGTCGGTGACTCCCGCTCAAACTCTTTCGGATTTCTTATGTGCAATTGTTTATGTTTATCACAATAGTTTTCTCTCGTTAATGTGTGACATCCGGGATGTCCGCATTCTCGCAATGCTCTTCTCATGTTGCTCCCGTCAGGCAGTTTGTACCGCCGGAAATAAATGCAAAAGCCGCCCATTTCTGAGCGGCTACATGGCTTTGCAGTTCTTCTATTCAATTTTCGCATCTTAATCTTATCACACCTTACTCTGTCTTTTTTGGTCTTTTTGGCTTTTTTGGCATTTTTTTATTATATTTTGATTAAATCTTTCCATAAACCCGCTCCATTCCCGCACGTGTCACCAACCAGATATGCCCTGACTTGCGGCATTCTTCCGCAGTAAACCTTGATGGATACCCTCTTTGTCCAGAGCATGCCTGTTTGATTGTCACAACAGGTATGTTCCACAACTCTGCCGCTTCCGCTGTTGTCATAACCTTTTCAATTAATTTCATTACATCCCAGCCGCCTTTGCTAATGCCATTAACGAAACAAGCAATGCTATAACAGAAATCCATAGTGTTAATTTTTGCATAGCTTTTGCGAATATGATATATTATGAATGAACCACCCAGAGGGTGGAGGGTGGGTGTTCCACCCTCTTCGGTCATTGAGCCTTGTAAAGCAATATAATCGCTGTTATCAAATTGATTATTGCTGTTACAAGGCTTATTTTATTATTCATATCCGCATTCTCACCTCCTTTCTGTATTTATTATACATCTTTTCTTATGTATTGTCAAGCATTTTTATTTTTTTATTGAAAAAATCCACCTTTCGATGGATTTCTTTTTTTATTTATTGTCAATGTGTATCTTTCTTTTCAGTTTTTGAAATACTATCTCAAAGCTTACTTCTGCCGCTTCTTTTGTTTTTGTGATATTATTCCTGCTTATGCGTATTGTTCTTGATATTGCTCTATATGACCTGTGATTTAAATACCATTCCCGCAGTATTGTTTTTTCGTCATCGTTTTTTATCATGTCTATCAGTCTTCGTGCTTCTATCCTCATGATAATGAGCTCTTCATGTTCTTGCTCAACCATTTCTTTGTATTTTTCTACGAGTATTACTCTGTCTGATAGGTCGGGCTGTATTCCGCCGGAAACCTTGTCTTTTTCATATCTCTGCCCTTTTATTTGATAAATATGTGCTTTACATTCCGCAAGCTCCCTCTGCACCGATAAGTACCGCCGATGTTGATTATATATCGCTTGTAGATATTCCCGTCCGGTTTTAAAGTCTTTTATCATTTATCCCTCTTGTTTATTTTTTCAATAATCTTATCTGTTATCTTATCTACGATATCACTTGCTTTATCTATATTCGCAGGTGTTATATAGTTTGTAACAGTCATTTTGTAGAAAGTGTCTCGTGCCGGGATCATAATATTTAATATTGTGACAACGATAAGTATTTTTAATAACGAATGAAATGTTTTCCGGTTTTGAATAGTTTCGGCTTCTTTATACGGACTTCTATTCGACATATAGTCGCAAAATGCAATCGCAGTAGCTATACACAAAATCCACACCAAAACATTAATAACTAAATTAATACTGCCTATTACATCAGCCGCATAGAATATCCATGGATTTATTATTGGTTCATTCATCGTTTTCTCCTTTCAGGATTTTTAAAATTTCTTCTTTGTGCGCCTCTGCTAATTCTTTTGTTCTAAAGCAGTTTCCTATTGCTCTGTTTAAACAATCAAAAGTGTTATAATGCCCCTTAAATTCTCCATGAACCGGATTACCCAAAATATTGATATGATAATACCAGTTGCCAATTTTCGGTCTGAACGGAATTACTTTAAATTCATAAACATCGAAATGTTCTACAAAAACCGTCCATTTTGAATCATCACGCCATTCTTTACTAAATTTTGTAAGCAGTTCTCCGTTACAAAACTTATTGACATCGCATTCTCCATTTGCAAGTCGAGCTTCAAACTCTTCATCTTCTGCAACGCCAATCCTATCCATCAGCATTTTAATCACTTCTTCTTTTAGTGTTTTCATATTTTGACCATCTCCACATTTTCAACTAAAAATCCATAATCTCTCAATTCGTATTTATCAAGCCAGCACTGAACAACTTTATTGATTTCTTTTTCAAGCTCTTCTCTTTGTTCTTCTGTGACATTTTCCAAAAAATCAAA